ACCACACCGTCTGGTGAACCTTCAGCGCTGGCAAAGTCTAATGGGTCAACAGATGTACCGTCTAATAACTGAGAAACCCATATTATTTGGCTATTAGGCTGGTTAAACACAAAGTAACCATCCAAATACGCTACCGTTACCGCACCCGCAAAGTCAGGGTCAGTAATTTGTGCAAATACATTTGTTGACTCGTTATAAATGTAGCCGTCTGGATTACAAGCTAGAAATATCTGTGTGCCATTGTCAGCAATAGATACGGGGCCTGTGCCGGACACTGTGCCTAACAGTGTTGGTGTGCCTGTCGTGCTTGTCAGCTTATAGAATTCTTGCCCAGATACTACGTAGAAGTCAGAGCCATTAGTTTGATGCGCCCACAGCGCTCGGATAGGGCCAGTGCCAACCGTTTGTAAGAACTTGAGTCCTGGAGCGCGTTGCAAGAACCCTGGTTCTTTGCCGCCTTCGGGTATGATTTCTGGAAACAGATTGACCATACGATTGTCCGCAGCGTTTACACTGCGAGCAACATAAGCGCTTCCAAGAATCGGTGTCTTCATCAATAATTACCGGCGTAGACGTTAAAGCGTTGACGAGTAGCAATAAGCGAGTAAGGCATAGACATAATATCGTCAGGATTGTTGATACGCTTAAGATTGCGCTTTGATGTCATTGCAATACGTTGCACTTGTGGGCTAGGCTCAACACCAAATTCAGGGGCTATTTCCATTGCCAGATTATATGTAAAGGCACGAAGGTAGCCAGGTGGAAAAGCTAAATTTGTAGCTAAATTAGCAGGCTGATCTAACTCTTGCACACTGATAAAATGCCATTCCAAAAGCCGAGTAGGTTTTGGATAGACAGTCATTTGAATGTTTGGGTATTCCATGTTTATCCACATAACCTGCGGATAAGTAGACGTCACGGTTTTGACCGCAATGCCATCATATTGCTGTTGATTAATAAACTTAATGCCAAACGATACGTTTGTGCCTGGATCACGATAGTAAGTTGCATCATCAAGTAAAATAGGGCGCACACCAACAAAGTCGCCTGTTGGCCCAAGATGCCGTTGAATTTCACCGGCAGGCCAATTAAAAACTTGGTCGATTGTGTTAAACACTGATAAACGCTCAGTATTCCATGAATCAATCATTTGATTTAACGCGGTAAGCGAATCTTGCGATACAGACGCGGAAGGTGTCTCACCCTCAGCCAATACGCCAATTAATCTTAACGCTCTGTTGATTTGGTCGCCCGCAGTATATGTGGCCATGTCTATACTCCTTCTACAGCCACCAAAGCATTACGGCGGCCTCTACGTTTAATTTCCAGTGTATTCACCACAGGGGCCGCATCCTCGTTAATCAAGGGCGTATCCAAAGTATACCGCATCCAACCATTTTCTTCATCTGCTTTTGCTTCTAAACTGCAAATAGCTACTTTTGTGCCATGAACTGGATGTTTTAAATAGATGACCATAAATCGCCCCCCGGCTGGCGCCGTAAAAAGTGATGATAGTTGCCAATATAGGCTTGTTCAGTAGTGTGGTGCGTTAATTCTAAATCTGGCGGTATCCAGATTTCACCGCCTAAATCAGTCCAATTACGACTAAATGCGTAATCCTCGCCCCACCATGCGCCTTTATGAGCGCCGTGATTAAACAAGTCTACAGACAATTCGTATTTTGGGCCATAGCATAAATCGGGATAAGCCGCCATAAACCGCCCAACAGCTTCTTTGGTTACTTTTAAAAACCCTGCCGGAACGCGGGTAGCTTGGATACAACCGTCAGCCCTGACAATTGGCATGAAGTTTTCACCATCTTGAAGAACACCCATATATTGTTCTTCATCTTTTTTGAACCGGTATAGCCCACCAATTACATCACCTGGTGTTTCAATCAAAGTCAGTAAATCTTGTGGCCGCCATGACAAGTCATGGTCTATAAATACAATTACGTCAGCTTTAGCGCTGAGTGCTTTTCTGAGCATCGCTGCTCTTGCCGCAGAGATGTAAGGATTGCCAACTTCATTGACTAACCCATCTTCCCATCCTGCTGCTTTAATGAGTGGTATAGACGCTTCAAGGCTGTCTAAACATTGCTGATATGGTCGTTTAACTGTAGGAAGACAAAAAACAACTTTCATGTTACCGCCATAAAGTTTGGTGGGATTCACTCCCACACAGAACGTGTGAAAGTGAACCCCAATCCATTACGATGCCCAGAGACCCAAAGCAGCTAGAGTGTTCATCACCTCTTGCATTTGTGCCACTTGCAACGTGCCGTAACTAGCGCTAGTTACTACGTTGGTAGTTGTATGAGTCGTAGCAGTTGCGCGTTGCACAACTGGGGTAGCCCCATAAAAACCAATCGTAGTAGCAGCCGAACCGCCGATTTGCAGCGATTGACCAGTACGACCAACATTTAAAACTTCACCGGTATTGCCATCACCGACTTGTTCGCCATCACCAATTTTAGGAAGTGCCATAATAAATATCCTTTACGTAAAAAAATTAAGCTCCGCCCTTCCACACGCCTAAGCCTGTGAGAGTAGCGTTTACTTCAGCAGCCCAAGCCGCCAAATTAGAACCCACGGTAATATAAGACGATGCCGACACAACGGAGGCTGCTTGATTTGCAGCCGCACGTTGTGTAACCGGCGTAGTCCCATAAAACCCAACGGTTCCACCAGCAGTTTTAGTATTGCCGATGATAGCCGCATCCAACTGAGGGTCGGAATAGGCAACACCTACGGGTTTTGTGTTTGGCATGATTAACCCCAGATACGGCAAGCCATTTGAGGACGGATTGTGCTGTAGCCATACAGAACGTCAATACGGCAAGGCATACGGTCGTTGTTAATGTCATACTGACGAACAACACGTAAGCTGATACCGTTATGAACTGCGCGAGCAGCCATATCAACGCCTTGTGGTAACAACAAGTCAGCCGAACCAAAAGTGATGGCGTCTTTGTGGTAAACCAAGTTTTGAGGATAAGCTGTAGAAGCGGTTCCCAAGAAAGTTACGGCTTTAGCAGCAGTTGGGAAACTATTTACAGTAGCTAAAGCACTAGCTGAAGTGTAGATAGGAGCAACTGTTACAGTCCAATCGCCAGAAGAAGCAGTAGCATCAGCTAAAACGACAAACTGGAACAATGAACCAGTGGTTTCACGAGTCTGTGGGTTTACAGCATAGCAGTCAGCAACAGTAAATACATCGCCGGCTTTTAATGTTGTAGATACAGACGCTTGAGTTAACACAATGGTGGTTGCACCTTGTGAAGACACAGTGGTCTTTACAGTGGTGGTAGCAGCAGCATCGCGTGTACCAGTGGTGAATTGCTTGATAGACTGAGACATGTTGATCTCATCAAAGCCTAACACACCCGTTCCCATCATGCCGTTTTTGAACTGGCGGCTAACGGTATCGGTTGGGTTAAACAAGCCCTTCATGCCTTCGACTAAACCGGCGTTAGCAGCAGGATTAACTGTAGCATAACGTGGCGACATTACAGCGGCATTTTCGTTTAGTTTTTGCTGCGCTTGCAACAGAACTAAAGAAGTGCTTGGCGTGGTTCCAGGGGTTCCAACAGAGTTACCAATGGTTTGAAACGCATTAGCAACGTCAGAGTCAACGCTAGATGCCAACTGGCTGATACGAGGCTTAAGCACACGTTCCGCAAAATCGTCCAATTGCATGGTCAATTCAGCAGACGTAAAGTTTACGCCAATGTGTTTCTGGGTAGAAACGGTTAAGGTTGTGTATTGTTCGTTGTCGTCTTGAACTTGCAAGGCGGCGCCGTCAGTAACTAAAGCACGGTCTGGTAAACGAATACGGAGGGTTGAACCAATCTTAGCACCTTCAACAGCAAAGCTGTCGTCATACTGACGGTTCACGTTACGGGTGATTACAAGGTTGTTCTCTAAAATTTCGAGAGCCTTCCGAGTAATCATGTCAATCGTTAGAATACTATTAGCCATGATTAAAAATCCTTCAAAAAATAATTAGCGGTTCATCTGACTTTGTAACTTTTTCATTTGTCTTGCTCGATCTGCTTCGATCCATTCGGATGCACTCATGGTCTTCGTGGAACGAGGATCAGTTGTGTCATACGCGGGTGAACCAGTAGAACGCGCTGTAACAGGTGAAATAGGTGCAGGTGCAGACGTTGTTTTCTTAACAGGAGGATTAGAGGACAATTTAGCCTCAATCAACCCAATCTCTTTGGCTTGCAACATCGGCGCAAGACGGGATATGCGACTCGCTTCCTTAGTATTTGCACCGAGGTAATATGCTACTTCGGGGCCAATATCTGAGGCTTGAATCACCTGAGCCATCACGGTCGTGATTGGGACGTTTGGGTTATATGCGACTTGTTCAAAGTCATCATATTTAGTCCGCGCTTCTTCCTCTTTCTCGTGATAAGTCTCAAGAATAACAGATTGCTGCCGTGCGTGATCTCGTTGGGCAATCAGTTCTTCAGCTTTCTTTAGCGCTAGTGCATCTGCGTACGCTTCAGGGCTTTCAAAATGATCGACTGACGGAATTTCAACAGGCGCTTTCAAGGTTTGCGCTTCCGCTTGCCTCTGATTCTGTTCTCTTTCCCACTTACGTTGTTCTCTTGCAAGTCGTTTGCCGATGGCCGCGTCCAGTTCCTCTTGGGTAAATACCCTAGAAGGTTCTTTTTGCTGTTCCTCAGCACTTACTTCCGGCGCATTTACTTCAGTTTCAGGCGCTGCCGTAGCCACCTGTTCTGGCGCGGATACTTCCGCTATTACTTCTTGTTGAACTTCTTCTGTCATGATTTCTGAATCCTAAGATTCCTCGGTCAACTGGGCCGATACAGTTTGTCAGCATTATGCTGAAATTTGTGGCGCTTGTGAAGCAATGTATGCGGCAATAACCGCAGGTGTGTGGATAGACGCAGCAATGGCTTTTACCTTGGCGTCTTCAGCGCTGTAGTCAGCGCCAGGCACGACAACGTGACGGTGAAACTTGCTACTAATTTCAATGCCATCTTCTTTGATGGCGGTCTTGGTGCGAACTTGAATGCAGCCATTTTCAATGACTTCAATCAGATCGACGGTAATAATTTTTTCGAGAGCCATAATTTTCCTTGTTTCCAGCTTGGCTATCCAACCAAGCATTAAGGTTTCCAGTCAATCGGACTGGCACGATTTACATACAATCAACTGTTACTGATGTTGTTACAAAAGCATCTGAAACAGAAATTGCAATATATCTAGCTGCCGTATAAGCACCTGAAGTTCCACCAGTCGGTGTATCTAAGGCAATTGCTGGGGCAACATTAGGTGCATATGCTGAATTGGGTGCGCCATACAAAGTTGTAATGACAACATAATCATAAACTGCCGAACCAGTATTGTCAGTGTATCTAACAGCGGAATAAAAACCTGACTTGTTGTATGCAGTATTTGAAGTGGGATTTGTTTGTGCGCTAATTCCAACTTGGGCATTTAAAAAACCATTGGTAGGAATCTTGATGTATTTAACGCCAGTACCCGCAATCCAAGGCCCAAACCATCCAACATTTGAACGTGAGGAAAACGATCCCGTTGTTGTTAAGTTAAACAAAGGTGTTACATAGTCTCCCACATTTGCTAAAGCATTTACTTTAAACCCAGTATTGTCACCGCTGAATTTAAAAATTTGTGGGGCTGCAACAGATGCCCAATCATTGTTTGAAAAATTAAGCGTAGAAGTTTTTGCCGCTGGCATTTCAATACAAACAGAAGCATCTGTCTGATTAAGAATGGAATTACCAGACATATTTATGTTGTGGCCTGACCCAACTATATAAGCAACTTTTGATGTTGTTCCTTGCGTATATTGATCGTTTGTTTTATTACCTTCAAAAATGTTATCGAAAATATTGATTGTGTTGTTAGTGCCACCGATAACAATTGCGTGAGCAGGATTGTTTCTAAAATTGCAAGACTGAACAGAAAAATCAGAATTACTTGTTGCGGCACATACAATTGAACCAGTGTTAGTTCCCCATTGGGTGTTATATGAAAACGTGCAATTGTTGATGTTTAAATTTTTAACCAACTGAGAATTAGCGGGTGATATATAAATATCATTTATTTTTGAGAAGTTAAAATTACAGTCAGATACGATTGTGTCGTAAGCATATCCCGTTACTAAAATTCCATACGCTTGGCTAAAATAGAAATCACAAGCAACAATTACATTTCGGCTTGATCCGCTAGAAGTGTTGATAACAACACTTGTGGCGCAGTTGTCAAACGTACAGTTATACATTTGTAAGTCGCCACAATGGATGTTTACGCCCGATGGTGCGGTAGTAATAAACATGTTGTAAACATTA